CCTGGCAAAAATAGAAAAAATTATATAGTTCAAATTTCATAGTCTTTGTGAATAAGACCAAAGGGTTAGGGGGTTAATCCTAAAATCTACCTCTTTTTCATATCTAACCCCTAACCCTTTTTTAAAATGAAAATAAAATTAGATAAATGGCAACAAGAATTTCTAAATTATAAAGGGGATAAATTGCTATGCACCGGAAGAAGAGTAGGTAAAACCTATATCATGGCGAGAGGTGCAGTTGATAGAATGTTGCAAACCCCAAAGACGAGAGTTTTATTATTTTCATTAACAGAAGAGCAAGCAATGTTAATTATTGCAATGGCAAAAGAATATTTAATACAAGAACATCCTGCACAATTAAAAAAGAAAAACACAGATACAAATAAAAAAACTTTAACTTTAAAGAATGGTTCTATAATGAGGTGTAGAGCAGCAGGTGACACCGGCGATAGTGGTAGAGGTTTTGAAGCTGATATATTAATTATAGATGAAGCAGCGAGGATGGGTAAATTCTTTTGGATAGCAGTAAGACCAATTATATTAATGTCAGCCGGCGAAATATGGTTAGGTTCTACACCATTCGGTAAACAAGGTTATTTTTGGGAAATGTTTAACGAGAGTTACAACTTAAAAGTAGAGAATGCTAGATTTAAAGTTTTCTACACAACAACTGAAAAAGTAATTAATGAAAGAGAAATAACAGTTGATTGGACAGAAGAAAGAAAAATAAAAGCATTATCAATTTTAGAAGCAGATAGAAGAACAATGTCTAAGTTAGAGTATGGGCAAGAATATTTAGGTCTATTCATGGAAGATTTACAGCAATTCTTCCCAGATGAATTAATTAAAAAATGTCAAACAACAACTAGACCTAATACAATAAATCCAAATAGAGATTATTATTTGGGGCAAGATATTGCGAGGATGGGTGAAGATGAAACTACTTTTGAAATTGGATATTTAACAGAAGATGAAGAGCCAAGACTTATACAAGTAGAAAACTTAGTTACCAAACACACTTATTTAACTGAAACTTTTAAATCAAATAAAGAGCTAGACAATAAATATGATTTCAAAAAAATGTTTATTGATGACGAGGGTATTGGTATCGGTGTATTTGATATGATGATGGAAGATGACCAATTAAAAAGGAAAACGATAGGCATCAACAACAGTAAAAGAATTATAGATAGTGATGGAAGAGAGAAAGGAATTTTAAAAACAGATTTATATTACCATTTAAGAGGATTAATGGAACAGGGAAAAATTGATTTATTGGAAGACCATTCTATTTTCCAAAGTTTAAAATCAGTTCAATATGAATATTCAATAGATGTTAAAGGCAACCCAATTATAAAAATACATGGGAATGATACACACATAGCAGAGGGATTAATTAGACTAGCACAAGCTACAAAATACAAAGATTTAAATATGTTTATATGTAGAATTAGGGTATAATGGGTCAGGTAAAAATTAAAGATAAAGATGGAAACGATAAGGATGTTACTCTGACCGACGCAGAAGAAGCAATCTATTATTCTAATATGGAAATGGCTAAAGCTTTAGGAAGATTAGCAGCCAAACCAAGAGGGCTATAATGGTAGAAGCAGGAACTTTATGCACGCAAGGGAATGTAGCTTATTGGGCAGGGGCAAATGTTAATGCCACTTATACAGCAGAAGCTTATACAAATGTTTATATAAAAGCAGCAGAGGGAGCTATCTGCACAGAAACTAGATATGATTGGGTAACTAATTATGCGAGTGTTTCCACTATTGGTAAAGAAGCTTTAAGAAAAGCTACCGCATGTCTAGCAGCAATAGATTGTGTTAACGCAGATATGTCAGGGTTTACAAGCAGACAAGAAGCATTAATTATGATTAATATTCTATGGGCAAATTATAGGGCTGTAATGAATTTAATTTTAAAAGATAATAACTATAAAGATTTCATTTTAACAGGAGCAGGGGATATAGATTAAAATGGCTGACCAATTACCTTTAAATTTTATTATTCCCCCTGAAAGTTCTGTTTTATCTTATGATTATGTAGATATTGCAGAGGGTTTTGGTTATGTTACTTATTACGGCGTTATTTTAAAAGATAGTGTATCTACTTATTATAGGGCAATAAGAGAGCTGATGTATTCATATTCTATTGAAATTGATGTGCCAACCTTAACTTCACCTGATACAGAGTCAATTGATATTAGTTCATTACCATTTAAAACACCAAGGATAATGAGCGGAAATGCTTTAATAAATTTCTGTATTAAATACACAAAAGCGGGTGGGTCAGAGCCAAAAATAACACCTAGCATTGTGGTTTACCACTATGATGGAAGCACAGAAACGAGCATAGGAACATGGACAGGTATAGAACACACAGTAACAAATTCAACTTATATTAATAGTGCTTTAATAACATTAAGTGAGAAAAAATTTAATATAGGTGATACTTTTATAATTAGATTAACTTTAACACAAACAGCATTAGGGGGGGACATTGAAAGTTGGATAGGATGCGACCCACAAGGTAGAGATGGAACATATATACAACCATCAGGAAGCCCTAACGAGTTCACACAATTTACGATAAGACTACCTTTTAAGGTAGGGGATTAAAATGGCAGAATTAAATATATCAAGTGCAACAACAACGAATATGACCGGAACAGTTCCGGATTTCATAGTTAGTGCTAAATCTTTAGATGCAGTTACACAAAATAAAGAAGAGAGTTATTGGTATTTCGCAGATGCTCAAAAATATTATGGTTATTACTTAACAATTCCTGAGATATTTAGTGCTGCAAATGCTCTAGCAACATGGACAGTTAGCAGAGGATGGTCAGCTAAAGACCCATTCACAAAAGTGGAGCTAGACCATGTTAAAGGTATGGGGAAAGATAGTTTCTCACAAATAATGTGGAACCATGAAGTGGTTAAACTTATTGTCGGTGATGCTTTTATAGAAGTAAAGCGAAAAGACAATAAAATTATCAATATGATACCAATTTCACCTGAGAGAGTGAGAGTTGTATTTGATAAAAATGGAATGATTAAAAGGTATGATGTTTATAATGCAACAAGCGAAGAGTGGAAGCCAATTGCTAAAGAAAATATGTTGCACTCTTCCAACAAAAGATTAGGCGACCAAATGCATGGAACTTCACAAATTGAAGCTTCTAAATTTATTATAGATGCTAGAAATGAAGCTCTGAGTGATGAAAGAATAATCAAACACAGAGATAAAGCATTAGGTATTGCTTATTATGAAACTGATAAAGCAGGTAAAATTAGTTATGTCAATTCACAAATAGAAAAAGCAGTTAAGAATGGTGAAATGTTAGGATTACCAAAAGGAACTGTTGAAATACAACCATACCCTAGCAGAAGCTCAGAAGATAGAACAGGATGGATTAGTTATTTAGAGAATTTCTTCTATCAGGTGTTCGGTGTGCCGAGAAGCATCGCAAGTAGTGACGGAACTTCAGAAGTAGGCGGTAAAATGGGGCATGTTATCTTTGAACCTATCTATACAAAAGAACAAGTAGATTTAGAAGATGATTTGTGGAACCAACAAGCAATTAAAATCACATTTAATAGACCACCCTCATTAGGTGGATTACAACCAAGCAATCCTGCAGAGGATATGGCTAAAAATACGGGGGATATTAACTTGCAGCCAAATGATGCAACAGTTAATATGAATAGAGAATAATGCCACTATTTAATAATATAATTGGTTCACTTTTTGGAAGAAGAAAGAAGAAAGAAACACAACAATACCAAGAAAATGGTGTAAGTTCTGCTTTTACCCCAAATGGAACTAGCACAGCATTTCCTTTAGGAAATCAAAATCAACTTAAACCAAAAGCACTAAGTTCAAAAGGTTCAACAACTAAACCAACTGATTACCCATTAACATTAGTTAAACCAGATGGTAGTGTTATTAGATTTAAAAATCAATTAGAAAGGGACCAATATGAGGTAGCAAGAATAAAAGCAGGGGGTCCTGGAACAATAAGGACAGATGTCCAAGCAAAACTAGACCAAGAAGAAGCCTTAAGACAGCAACAAATACAACAAGCAATAGTAAAGGGTCAAGAGGGATTAACTAATGCTCAAAATATAGAAGGTGCAAGTCCAAATATCAGTGAAGTAGTAGGAGCCGGTTTTGCAGGGGTGGCACCAGGTTTAATAGGTGGTGCTGCGGCAGGTGCAGCAGGTGGTGCATTAGTTGGTGGTGTTGGTGCAATTCCAGGTGCATTAATTGGGGGGGCAGCAGGGGCTGTGACTTCTTTTATAAGTTCAGCTAAAAGTAATCTTAAAGCTCAACAAGCAGGAGAGTTCTCAGCAGATAGAACCGCTTTAACAAAAGGTATGACAGCATTAAGTATGTTAATCACAGATGTAAACCAAAACCCACAAAATGCAGCAGAAGATGCTGAATTATTTTATAAAACATTAGGTATGATAGACCAAGCGCATGCAAGAACATATAAAGATAGTCAAGAAGATTTAAACCAATGGTTGGGTAATGATGGAACCCCTGAACTAGCAAGATTTGAAGTGTTTGATAATGTTTTAAGACAAACATACATAAATAGATTTAATGCAGCTTTACAAAGTCCGAATTCAGCAAATAGTTCATTAAGCACAAGCGAGATGATGGCTATACAAGAATTTATGAGCAGTGAAGAATAATGGCAGGGGATAAATGTTTCAAAAAAATAACAAATGAAGATATTTATAGAGAGCTAGTCCATATTAGAAATTTAGCTCAATCTAATAGAGAGTTAGCAATGAATAACAAATCACAAATAAAGAATTTGTGGGTTTTGTTTTTAATGCTATTTAGTGTTTTACTAGGCATAATTGTTGAAAGAATAATATAAGGGGGGGTTAAAGAATGGCTAAAACAGTATTACAAGATTATAAAAAGTGGTGGAAGTCTAGAATGGTTTGGCTAAGCATCTTAATGATAATTTTTGGCGCAGTTGAAACATTGACAGGTTTCCCAACTTCCGACGCTGTAATAACTTGGATATTAGGTATTTTAAACTTAATATTAAGATTTAACACAAACGAAGCTATCGGAAAGTAAGAGGTAAAAAATGGAAGAAGAAAGAAAAGAAGAAGAGGAAAATATCGTAGATAAGGCAGAGAGATTAAGCAGAGAGTTAGATGAGAAAATTCAGAAGAATGCAGAGATCCTTGCTTCAATAGAAAGAGAGAAAGCAGATAAACTTTTATCAGGAACAGCAGGCGGTGGAATACCCCCAAAAGATAAAAGAATGATGACACCAGAAGAATATACAAGATATGTAGAAAAGCATGGAAGAGCACCAGAAGATGAAAATTAAAGAAATATCACCAATAGAACGAGCAGAACAAAGAGCAGAACAAATAAATCCCGCTGATATTGATGCAGAAGTAAAGACACCAGCGAGGATTTATTTAGAAGAACAACAATTTATCATGAAAGATAGCATTGTAAAGATGGAAGAAAATTTAAAGATAAATAAATTGTTATTAGAACACTTAGAAAAAAGAATTGAAGAGGAAAAAGAAAAGCTTAAATAGTAGCTTATTTATAAATTAATTAAAATGGCACTCGAATGCACACTAGTTGTAGAAACCGCACCCCCTATCATGTTCACATGTGCAGATGGCACAGGCATTGAAAAGGGAGCAGTTTTGTTATTGTCGGACCCAATGACTGCCGCAACAACCACAGGGGACACAGACCCTTGTGCAGGTATTGCAGCAGCAGAAAAGATAGCTTCCAACGGACAGACTAAAATACCTGTCTATAGGGAAGGAATATTTAGAGGATATGCAGGCGCTGCAGGTGTAACAGCCGGTATGGCTATTATCACAGACACCGCAACAGGTGCAGCTAACGAATTAGTAGTTGCAGATGTTAATAGCGAACACTTAGTCGGTATTGCTTTAGAAACAGCAGCTGATGGTGAAACCTTCTTATTTGAACTCAAGCCAATGGACTTGCAGTTAGCGTAGGTGAAAAATGGCAGATACTAGCGGACAAGCATTAATAAGGGGAATAGACATCAACAAGATGGCTGTTCAGTATGCAGAAGAAGTTTTAGTTCTACAAAATTTGATTAGAAATGCAACAACAACTGCAAGAGAGATAAGGTATTATACAAAAACAGCAGGATATTTAGATAGCACAGACACAACTGCTATAACAGCTTCACAAATTTATAATGTAGCTGAGTTAGCTCTACCTGTTGTAGTTGAACAATCATGGACAAGAAATACTGCGTATGTTAAACTTTACAAAGTAGAAACACCATGGATTTCAATTGAAGATATTAAAGACAATGATGTTGATATATGGACAACTCACTTAAAAGATGTAGTTATGGCTGTAAAGAACCAAATTGACCAAAGAATATTAAGTGTCTTAGGTGATACTTTGGGAACAGGTGGTAATGTAAACACCGCTGCAGCAGTAGCTGATGGATGGGATGATGATGTTACAGGTAACCCAATCTTAGATATTCTCACAGCTGAGGAATATATAAGAGTGGACAAATATGACCCCAGTGACTTCATTATGTATATGCACCCAGGCGACTACACAAGTTTGATGAATTACATAATCTCTGTCAAAGGTTCTAGTGTTCCACAATTTGCTAGTGAAATAGCAAAAGGGGGGGTAGTTAGTAGTGTAATGGGACACAAGATTATAGTAAACACAAATGCAAGTGAGGACACAGTTGTATGTTTCAAGCCAATGGCTGCTGTTTGGAAATCATTCATGCCAATAGAAACCCACATAATTGATAACCCAGGAATAGGGAAGAAAATCAGAGTGGTAGAAGAAGGCGAATGTATCCTAGAACACCCACTAGCTGTGCATGTTATAACTGATGTAAAGGTATAATGACAGTTGAAAACTCAATAAAACTACTGCAGATGTATAAGAAACAGGCAGAATATCCTGTTGATAGTGACGGTAGACCTTTACATGGCGACCAAGCTAAACACGCAATAGCTAGAAGCAAGATAAATTATAGAAATATGGCTATGAATATCTTGCGGTCTAAACGATTTAACGGTGGAACTCTAGAAGTTAGAGTTAAAGGTGGCAGGGTCTTAAAGACCTTCCCCAAACACCCTATTGTTGACGAACTTAAAAAAGAGTTCGGGCTTGTAGACAACAAAGCTAAAGAACAACCTAAGGAAGAGGTGAAAGCAGATGGCAAGAAATCAAAGGGATGAGAATTTAACAATTATAAGTAATCAAGGACAAGTGGAGCCTATAAGGATAAGTGGCTCTAATACAACTGCTAATGCAACTAATAATGTGACTATCTCAAATGTAGCACCTGCAGGCGTAGGAACAGCAACAATAAGTGCATGGTTACCGATTAGTGTTGATGGAACAACTTATTATATACCTATGTGGACTTAAAAATGGCAGCAGGAGATTTAACAGCAAGCACCCCGGTATTGTGCCAGGGTGAAACAGCGGTAAAAACAGCAATAGATGCACTTAATCTAGCAGCTGCTACAGATTTTATTTTCGTTGTTCCAATATCAGGAAGACCAAATTGTTATGTGGTTTTTAAGGTAGAAAGGGCGGCAGCATAAACATGGCAGCCGGCGATTTAACCGGGACAGTAGGAAATACCAATCAGCATGGTGCTTATTTTGATGGTGTTGATGATAAAATAGATTTAGATTTTGGGATTAATCCAAAAATTGATAGTTATAGTATATCAGTAACATATCAATCCCCAGAAATAGTTACTTCTAATGATTATTCAGGACAACAATCATTATGGACTACTGATGTTGCAGGCTCAGCCCCTCTTTTTTATTTATCATTAAGGAATTCTGTGGTTCATGGTAGATTTATAGGAACAGGGGGCGTCCAAGACGTAACATTAACAGGGATAAATCAAGAAGTAGGTGTTAAAAAAACAATACTAATGCACATAAACAAAAGCACAGGAAAAATAAAATATTTTAATAATGGAGTAGCTTCTTCTGAAAGTGTTGCAGTAACTTTAGAAAACACAACCAATCAAAAAATAGGTATTGGGTGGGGCGATGGAACGGCATTTTTTAAAGGAATAATATTAAGTTTTAAAGTATGGGAAAGATTATTAACTGATGATGAAGCTGTTGATGATGCTAACGGTATTCTTATAACAAATATGTTAGTCCATTATTATAAATTAAAAGAAGATGCTAAAGACAGCATCGGAGACAAAGACGGAACAGTTACAGGTGCATTATTTGCAGGTCAGAGTTTAACAACAGATGTGCCAATAGCAGTTAATGATATGAATTTAGCAACTACTACAGATAAATTGATATGTGTGCCAATTAGTGGCACAGATGGTAAAGTTTCAATATTTGGGGTTAATAGAGAAGCATGAGATTAATATATGAAAAAGAACAAACAGTTCAAATTGATGGTGCAGATGTTCAAGAGATAGTGGAATGCGCACAAAAGGATGCAACCCATTTGCATATATGCAGACATGAAGAGGGACAACCTTGTAAAAGAATAACTTTATAAGTTTGTATTTCTAAAATTATTATAATATGGCTAACACTCACAGAGAAAAAGAGCTTATGACAGAGTGGGATGAATTAACTGCTACAGATGAAACTAAATTTATTGGGCATAAACAGAGCTTAGTTGCTGAAGAAGGTTCTAATGTAAATAGGAATTGGAAAAAAGGACTATGAGTTTCACAAGAGAGCAGCGGATTATTAACCAAATGCATGGCTCAACAATAGCGGATAGGTCTAGACCAACAGGTGTTGATATTGTGCCGGATATGAGTATCCCAAATCATTCAGGGATAACACACCACAGGGAGTTTAAAACCAAGAATAGAGCATGGGACTTGACACTCTTATCACCAAATGGAGTTTATGGGATGGACACACAAGTGTTTCTATTGTGGACAATAGAGCCGATAATTATTACAAATATCAGGATAGAATTAGATGCGAATACGAACCAAGTAGCAGGCGATTTAAAATATGCCGACGATTTCATTACACTAGCAAATGCTGCAGTGATAAATGATTTTGATACTACTGCAGGGGTAAGAAATGATAGTTCAATATCAAACCCTGCTGTTCAAAGTGGAAAAGCTATTTATTTACAATTTGATAGCGAACCAAGTGCAGATATTGCACAGATGCATGTGCATATAGAATATTATTTACAATAAAATGGCAACTGTAGAAGTTAATGGTGATGCAGGCGATGGACAATTAGGTAGAACAGAGAGTGGTGTGCCGGTAGGAAACCCACCAACGCCAGCAGCAGGTTAAACATGGCAATATCTTATAAAAAGAATGATACAAATACCTCTATTGCCTTTGGCAATACTTACTCTGTAAGGTTAGGTTTTGGGACTTATATTTTAACAAGGGCATTTATGAAATTTGATTTATCAGCTCAGGGTTTAACTGTTGCAGATGTAGAGAGTGCAACACTAAATATAAAAATTTCAGCTGTTTCTTTTAATAATTGTGATGTTTGTTGTAAATCTGCAATATCCACTGATGATAATTGGGGAGCAACTTTAGATGCAAGTCAGGCAGATTTTGAGGGAACAGCAGCACATTTAGAAGATACAATCTCATTAACAACAACATTCACAGGATGGAAAAGTTTTGATATTGATATAAATAATTTAGATTTCGCGGGGACAACTTATTTTAAATTATGTTCAAGTTTAGAAAATACTACAACAAATGGTGGTGTTACATTTGCATCACAAAATAATGGAACCGCAGCAGATAGACCTTATTTACAATTAGTTTTAAAAGCAAGTGGCCAAGTTATTAGAATTTTATGCAGTTAATTTTTTTCTCTTTCTAGCATATTCTTGTTTATACCAATTATTTCTGCACTCTGCACAGCAATATTTCTTCCGGTCTAATAATCTCTTTATAAATGGTTTACCGCAGAACCTACATTTAAAGGGGATGGTTAGATCCCCTTTTTTGTAGTAATTGGTCATGCTATTAAGTCGCTTCCAAACTCTTCTTGCATCTTTTTGTTCAGTTCAACCAATCGGGGAATATCAATTTTTAAAATCTTTATTTCCCAATTATAGCCTTTAGTGTTTTTAAACAACTTAATGCTCTCTTCTTCAGCTCTTATTTGCTCCCCTATTCTTTCGTATTCGGTCATTTTAATACCCAAATAAGCCTAGCAAGAAGCCAATAATGAACCCCACCCAAGCGATATGACCACCAATTATAGCCATTCTCACCCACCCGCTTAGGTCATCAAATCCTATTCTTCTATTCATTTTCTAAACCCCCAAGTCTTACATGCAACCACCCACACTCTATTATATAATTATCACCCTCTATTCTTTCTTCAGTTACCATTTTTATTCCCTCACAAACAAAACATTTCTTTTAGTTCCTGCAATAGTTTGCTTTTGAACTTCCCATTCAAATGTTTTGCCTACCCATTCTTTCATCAAACGAGTGCCTAGTTTATTTCTTATAATATCTTGCGATGTTTTGTTAGGGAAATAGTCTAGTTCTGTTTCATCTGAGAGTTTAACTGTTAATACTAATTTCTCAACTTGTTTGCTTTCATCATCTAAGCTTCGCATTGTTCTCATACCATAACCAACAATGGTGAATGTTTTATCTTCTCTGTTAGCTATTTCATCTGCTGTAACCGTTCCCGGTAGGAACTCAATTCTTCTATCTTGTGGCTTAGTTTCCCCTAAGTCTAAATCTACTCTTTGTTCTTTTATATTTTCCATTCTTTATTTCCTATCACGCCCTTGCTCTTTGGCATTGGCTTTATGATTATATTCCTATCTTCTTTCATTTTATTTAAGCGGAGGGTTGGACTTGCACCAACCTTTAAGGCGCGACCCAACTGCCTTCATATTCTAGCATAAAAGGGTGGTCATTTCTTTTTTTAATACTAGAATCATCGCCTTGAGCTACCTCCGCATTCCTTAATTGTCTTAAAAGGGATTCATAGGCTCTAAAATAATTCCAGTTAGACCACCCACTGAGTCTTTTGTCTCTTGGTTTTTTTCTCTTTCGTTTCCAATCCCTTTTAATTTTGCCTAATCTCCCCATTTTCGTCTTTATCTTCCATCTTCCCTCTCCATTATCCCCCTAAATATCTTTTAGTGTTTTAAGTTTTATCTTCTAACCTCAAACCACTACTAGTCAAAACAATAGCTAAATATTCTAATGCTGCTCTTTTAGAGCATCCAAACTCTACACAAGCAGTAGCTATTAATTTATCTTTATCTATCTTTCTGCCTCGTTGCTTTGCCTGTGTAATCCAGGTATGTATTGTTTTAATTCTTATTGCTCTTTTCTCTTCTCTAACATTCATAGTTAATTACCTCACTAATATCTACCTTTTTGAATGGCTTTTTAATCTTACCCTCAATCTCACCAAATAATGGTATGTTTTTCATTTTGTTCAGCTCCTTAATCATATCTAATAGATTTAGGGGGAGAAAAATATATAAACCTTTCGCTTTTCTCTCTCTTATGCTTAAAGGTTTTAATCAATGATAAATATGTGTGTGTGTATTTCTTATGTTTTTTGAGTATGCAGGGGGTCTTACAAAAAAAGAAAAAGTAACAAAAAGAAAAAAATTAACTACTAAACTATACTAACATAATATTCCCCAAACTATAAGAAACACACGCTCCACGCGAAATACAACTCCATAGGAAATAAAACCAATCTGAAACCTATTCTCTTTTTAGTTTATTCAGATTTAAAAGCTTTTTGTTTTTGGATTAGTGCTGAGGCAACACTAAACAATATAAACTAAACCTGCACCACAACACATTAAAGCCCTTTTAAGCCATAGTTATACTTCAATAAGGTTTGATACTCTTTAGTAAAGTTACGATCCACAACCCCCCCCTGCTCATCGCAGGGGGGCACCGCATTATGTGTTTTATAATGCGGTAAAACTTAAATAGTCGCATGTTAATAAAAGCAGTAGCTTTTAAGCAATGCTTAAAAGTTTTAAGCGCGAATAAAAACAAAAAAAAGCAAGGTGCAGTCTCCGACGTTGATTAGGGGGGGGATTTAGGGGGGGGTACTTTCCCAACAAAATTTCAAAATTATTGGAAAAACAAAAA